CGCTGGACACGGTCGTCGGTGACGAACGAGACGATCGGCGGCGGCGGCTGGACGAACGGAGCGACGAAGAACCGGGCGGCGGTGATGATCGTCAGGTCGGGTGTCGGCCGGCGGCGTCTCCGGTCGTCCGGTTCGACGACGTTCGGGGCGGGCGGGTCGATCAGGTCGGCGCCGTGGAGAACCGTCGGCGGGAGCTGGGAGAGGAACCTGCGGCGCTCGTCGAGCGGAACGACGAACGGGCCGGGCGGGGTTACCGTCGGCGCGGTGACGAGGGACGCGAGGAGGCCGTTGAGGACGGTCGGGTCGGGCGGCGCGCGGAATCTGCTGCGCCTGCCGTCCTGCTCAACGCTCTGCGGCCGGGGCGGCGCGACGAACAGCAGCGTCGGCGCCAGCACTCCGCTGACGACAACCGGGACGAGCGGCACATACCGGCGGCGCTCGTCGAAGCGGTCAACGTTGACGGGCGGACGCGGCAGGACGCCGTTCGCAGGGACGTTGCCGACGAATCCGTGCCACGCGGAAGGCTGTACCGGCTGGCTGCGGCCTTCGCGGCTCATCTCACCAGCTCGAGGCTCGAGCGACGGCCGTGTCGACGACCATCGGCATGATCGGGAGCGCGGCCGCGGCCGGAGGCTGCAACGCGATCCCGAGCATCCCCGTCACACGGCTGATCGTCCAGTTCGCCGTGAACGTCGACGAGACGGTGATCGTCGTGATGAACGACCCGCCGAAGCAGCGGGCGGCAGCGGTGCCGATGTTCGTCGCGACGTTCGTCCCCGTCCACGCCGAGATCACGCCCGAGCTGCTGTTGCCGCCGCAGCCGAGCAGGACGATGCTCCCAGCGACGCTCGTCGTCACGGAAAGGCCCATCGTTGCGGCCGACACGTTGTCCGTGTGAACCGGGGATCCGTCCAGCGTCACCGACGAAGCAGCCCCGGCGAGTTCCCAGTAGGCGACACCGTGGCCGGTGCCGCCGGATCCGGCTGTCCACGCGATCGATGTCTCACCGCCGGCGGCGATCGCGTACGCAACCCAGCACGAATCGCCAGACCCGTTGTAGACGGCGCTCGTCCCGTTGACGGTGAACCCCGAGCACGTCGGCGCGTTCAGCCCGGTCTGCGAGAAGAACGAGACGAGCGTGTTCCCGGCGCCCGCGGCGGTGATCGTCGCGCTCGAGTTGTTGCCGCCCCCGGCCGTCTGGCCAGACTGGACGACGGTGATCGCCACGCTACGCCGACTTCATCGTCCAGGTGGTGCCGTCCCACGCCGAGCCCGCGTCCGCGAGCAACGTGTCGTCGGCGGCCTTGTTCGCGGCCTTCGCCGTGTTGTAGAGACTCACGAGCCGCGCCTGGATCTGCGCCACGGTGGACAGCGGATCGATCATGTCGAAGAACCCGAGCCCCTCGAGGTACGTGCCGTTCTGGAACGCAGCCACCTCGGCGCTGTCAGCGCCGGAGTAGTCGCCGAGCGCCTGCGGTACGTAGCCGCCCTGCGCCTTCTGGTAGTACGCGATCCGGGACGCGCCGACGACGGGGAACCTGAACCACACGTTGATCTGCTGGAGGCCTTGGAGGTTCCGCACCTGGCCGACGACGATGAGTCGCATCGGACTAGCCGACCAGCCAGATGCCGCACGACACGAGGACGTTCACGTTCGCGGTCACGTTGATCCGGACGGCGAGCGCCTTGACGGTGCCGCCGGAGAAGTCCGTCTCGTACTCGTCGCCGAGCGGCAGGTTGTACCGGAACAGCCCCATGAACTGCGGGACGTAGTACTTCTCGAGGGTCGTCAGGGCGGTCGGCTCGACCGAGAAGTTCGCCGCGACGGTCGCCTGCGCCGCGAGGGTGCGGCCGGACGCCTGCGTGATCGTCGGCGAGCCCGACCCGGTACCGGCGCCGGCCTGCGTCGACTGGCAGATGTCGACGGTCGCCGGGACAGCCGAGCTCGTGACGCCGTCCATCGCGAGCGTGACCGACTTCAGCAGCACCGCCTGGTTCGCGCCGGCGATGATGTTCAGCACCGTCTTGGCGCCGGTGGTGGCCGCGAACGGAGTCACGTTCGCGGCGATGTAGAGCGGGATCGCCATCGCAGAACCTTCCTCTCAGAGTGATGGTGCGGGGTGACTAGCCGGACTTGTGTCCGCGCTTCTCACCGGGTCCGGACGTTGCCTGCTCGACGTCGTCCGTCCAGTCGAAGCGGCCGATCGAGTCGGTCGGGGTGAGGTGGTCGATGTACCGCTTCACGTACGGGTGGTCGGGGTGGAACAGCTCGCCCGCGGCGACCGTGTCGGCGGCGAGGCCGTTCTCGGTGACCACGAACGACCTCGTAGCACGGTAGAAACGAGGCTTTTTCGCCATGAGGACCTCCTAGCCCTGCGTTCGTTTCGCGTTGCCGCCGGACGTGTACGCATTCGTGAACGTCGACCCCTGAAGGTCGAACGTGTTCGCGCCGGTGACGGTGATCCGCCAGTTCGACCCGTTCGCCTCGACCGTGCCGCCGACGCCCGTGATCGTGATCCGGTCCTCCGTCTTGAAGCCGTGCGCCGCCGACGTGATCTGGATCAGGCCGCCATGCGTGACGGCGCCCGTGATCGCCCGGGTCAGCCCCTTCCGCTTGACCTGCTGCTGCTGGCCGCCCTGGTAGCCGGCGTACCCGGTCACTTCTGCTGCTGCTCCGACGAGTAGTTCTCGCCCGGGGACGGACGGCCGACCTGCGGAACATGGTTCGACGGGCCTGCGGCGCCGGACTGCGGCATCTTGCTGACCGCGCCCTTCCCCGTCTTCGCGTTCTTGCCGTGAACCGTCGGCGTGTACGTCGGCTGGCCGGCCATCACTTGCCCGGCTTCGGCATCATCGCCGGCGGAACGTGCGCCGGCTGGGTCGCGGGCTGCTTCGGCCCCGAGCCCTTCTGGATGACCACGACCTGCTTGCCCATGCTGGTACCTCCCGTAGTTCCCCTGGGGGCGGGCCAGAGGGGGAACGGCCCGCCCCCAAGTTCGTCGTTAGGTCTACGTCGTGCCCTGGAGCGCCTGGAACGCCGACGCGGACAGCACCTTGCTGGAGTTCCTCCACCAGCAGTAGTACGCCCGCTGACCGACCGGGATGTTCCCCTGGCCGGCGCCGAACAGCGTCGGGATCAGCTCGATGTGGAGGCCGATCCGGTCGACGATCAGGAAGTAGGAGAAGTCGCCGACGACCATGATCTTCGTCGCGTTGACGACGGTCGCCTGCATCCCGGACGCCTCCCACGCGCCACGGCCGAGCAGCGTCGCCCCGGTGTTGCCGGGCGTCGGCGCCTGCGTCACGAGCCCCTGCGAGATGTAGAGCCACAGGGCCGCACCGCCGGCGGTGTCGATGCCGCGGACGATGTTGTAGATGCCGCGGTTCGCGACGAACGACTCGTTCCCGCGGAACCGCGGAGCGAGGGCCGCCTCGAGCGCGTAGACGTTCGCCGCCGTGACCGTGAGGCCGGTCGCCGCCGCGACGACGTTCGTGGTGCCGGTGACGAACCCCTGCGGGTTCACGCCGGTGCCGGCGCCCGTCACGAACGCCGTCCCTTCCTCGTCGTCCTTCGCGTCCTGGAACAGCTTCGCGAGCTCCGCGCCGATCGAGCCCCAGTCCTCCTCGATCTCGACCGAGAACGGCACGAAAGCGTGCGCCTTCGTGACGGTGAGAGTCGGGGCGGCCATCGTCGGGCTGTTGTCCGACGCGACCGTGGCCTCAGCGACGCGCGACGCCGTGATGGCGCCCGAGCTGATGCCGTTCCAGGTGTTCGACCCGGTGATCGTCTCGACCCGGCCGAGCGCACGAGCCGGGTTCACGACGCTGTTCGACGTCGGGATGACGGTCGGGTCGAGCGTGAACGGAACCGCCTGACCTCCCGTCGTCGCCCCGGTCGACAGGGCGCGCTGCTCCTCACCCGACAGCGGCTTCCCCGCGAGCGCCTTGCCGAACGCCCGCTTGTAGACCGGCGAGCCGGTCGCGAGGAGGTGCCGGGCCATCTGACCCGGGATCGACTCCTGCGTGTTCTCGACGAGGTTCGCGAGGTGCGACTGGATGTCCTCGTGCGTCGGGCCGCCCCGCGTCTTCTGGAGGCCCGGGAACGACGCGAGCTCGATCGCGCGCATCGCGCCGTCGCGGAGATCCCGCTTCAGCGCGAACGGATCGTCGGCGCGCCCCTCGTACTTCGAGAGGTCGTAGACGTCGCGCTCCTTCATCGAGCCCTTCAGGTCGCGCTCGTGCCGGAACGGGTCGGTGCCCCGCTCGACGCTGCGCTCGTTGCCGGCCACCTCGGCCATGTACCGCTCCCGGGCCTGGAGCTCGGCGACGCGCTTCTTGATCTCGTCGTTCGTGTCGCGGAGCCGCGCGTACGTCTCGCGGACGTCGTCCGGGTACGGAAGCCCCTGGTACTCCGTCTCGAGTCCCTTGACCTCGGACACGACGTCGTTCTGGTAGTTCGTGAGCTCGTCGATGCTGCGGAGCTCGTTCAGGTCTAGCTGGTCGCCCATTCGAGCCACTCCTCTCGGGTACGGAACCGCTTGTCTGCTTCGCGGCGCCCGGCGTCCGAGGTGCCCTTGGAGGGCGGCGTCGTCTCGCTGGGGGTGCGTCCGGGCTTCTTCGACCGCCCGGCCGGGTCGTCTTCGTCTTCGACCTCGTTCTCCTGCACCTCGTACGGCACAAGAGCGGTCAGGGAGGCGATGATCGCCTCCATCTTCGGGATGTTGACCTCGTCGCCGGGCTCGTCCTGCTCGGCGATGTAGTCGGCTCCGAGGCCGATCATCTGCGCGAGGCAGGAGAGATCCTCGACGTCCATCCGAACTTGTCCGTCACGGGGCTGCGCTCGTAGCGCCGCGGTCGCCGCCCGGCTCGCCGGGAACGTCACCGGACCGAACTCCATCACCTGCATCTCTTTCAGCGACCGCTCAGGGAGACCGTTCGGGTTGTAGTCCGACGCCTCCGGCTCGTCGTCCCAGAACTCACGCAATGCGCGGAAGCGGAACGACGCCCCGTAGAGGCCGTCGCGGATCCCCGGTGCGATGCCGCGGACGTAGTCGACGAGGTCGCCGTTGTCGTCGCGCAGCAGCGGCACCTCGTAGTAGGCCCCCTCGTCGTCTTCGCGAAGATCAGCGATCGGGCCGAGCGGCTTGTCCGCGACGATCGGATCCGAGCCGTGCTGGAACAGGGCGCGCATCGCATCGCGGTTCTCCCGGATCGTCTTCTTCGCCGACCCGCGAACGGTGCGCTCCATGAAGTGGCCCTCGAAGAACGAGTCGACCTCGTACCAGGCGTCCCAGACCGTGAAATGGCCGTAGAGGGTGTCGGATGCGACTGCTCCGTTGGACTGGGCGGTACGGATCGTGGTCGTCGGCAACATCCGCGGCTTGCTCGCGTAGGAGACGACCCGATCGGCCATGCGGAGCACGGCCTTGTTGCGGACGAGTTCTTGGGCGGATTCGATCGACCCATACCGCTGCGCCGCCACAGCGAAGGCGAAGCGATCTCCGCGTTCGGCGGCGGCCACGACGGACCGAGCGAGAACCTCCCGCGCCGGGTTGTCGGATGCCATCTGCGCCTCCTTCTACGGGGTAAGAGCCGGCGTGGCGCCGTTCGTGGTTGGATCCGCTGCCGGGGTCGGGTCGCCCGACTGCACCTGGACGGACGGACGGCCTTCGTGCTTCCCCATCAGCCGGTTCAGGTCGCCCGACGTGACCGCGTCAACGCAGGCGTCGGCGTCGTACCCGGCCATGAACAACGTCGAGATCGACTGGGCGTCCGACTGCAACCGCTCCCCGGCCTTCTTGATGTCTTCTTTCAGCGCGGGGATGTCGCGGTCGTCGTACCAGAGCTCGGCGCCGGCAGGGACCGGGACGGCGATCGCGAGGGCGGCGGCACTCTTGCGCCACAGCTCGCGGATCGTGACGTCGGTGAACATCCGCATCGCCGCGTCGAAGTTCCCGGCGTTCAGCGTCGACCCCTGGAGCCCCTCCGACAGCCCGACGACCGCCGGGGGCGTGCCAGCGGCGGCCGCGATCCGTGTCTCACCGGCGCCCTGCGTGGCCTTGAAGTCCATGTCGACGAAGTTCGAGCCGACTGGGGTCGGGGTCGCGCCGCCGCCGACGAACATCGTCTTGTAGCGGTTCGCGAGCCCCTCGTACTTCGTCGAGAACGCCTCCTGGAAGACCTTCGCGTTCGCCGCCGAGACGTCCTTGTCCATGACCATGTACAGGTTCGTAACGGCGCCGTTCTCGAGGAACTTCAGCTTGTGCTCGGTGTAGCCGGTGTCGCCCTGGATCTCCCGGATGACCGGCGTCAGCCACGACATGCCGCGGAACCGCGCCTCGGGATCCGGGGTCGGGGCGTAATGCACGACCTCGCTAACGTCGAGCAGAACCGGCGCGACGCCAGGGGCGCGCGGCCCGCCGGGGTAGTAGGCGTACCCGAGGATCTCGCAGTCGAGTTGCTCCGCCGCGTCCTCGGCATCCTGCTGCGACCCGAGCAGGATGTTGACCCAGTCGGGGCGCATCCGCCGGAGGCCGTCCCGGGTGACCCGAGCGTAGAAGTTCCCGGCCAGCGACGAATCCTGCTCCATCCGGGCCAGCAGATCGCCCGTCGTGCCGTTCGGCCACGGCGTCTCGAGGATCGCCAGCGACGGATCGCCGAACAGGTCGCCGGGCCGCCCCTTCCGGATCTGCCGATACTTGAACCGGGCCTCGCAGAACAGCGCCGACCGGGCCCGCATACAGGCGAAAACGACGGCGTTCCCCTTGTACGCCTGCCGGGACAGCGACCCGAAGTCGCCGCGCATGTCGGGGATCTCGATGTTCCCCTTCACCGACGGCGAGTAGCCGCTCACGTTGTACGTGTGGTTCAGGTACGAGACCATTTCGGCCCACCCGGACACGGTCATCGGCGGGTCTGACCGCTTGGCCCACGGGATCAGCCTCATGCGACGCCATCCTTGAGGGTGACCGAGTAGGAACCATCGGCCTCCAGGTAGACCTGGTCGATCCTCGGATCTGTGACGATTGGCTCGTCAGAGAGGCGCTCGATCACGTAGGCCAGGTCGAGGTTCACGTCGACGACCTTGTCCGTGGCGCCGACGGTGGCCTTCACCCATCCGGGCCTCGCCACGGGGCCGTCGAACACGAACCCGCGCTCGTCGCCGATGAACCGCGCGATGTACCTCATGCGAACACGAAGGGTTGGAGTTCCTCGGCCGGCTCGAGCGGACACGCCGACGTGTGAACCATCGCCGCCGCGACCAGACCGTCGATCGCGCGGCGCCGCTGCTCCGCCGGCGACACCGTCCGCGACGTCTTGATCCTCACGAACCGCGTATCGCCGCCGGGAAGCACCTGGGCGCCGGCGTTCAGCGCGTGCCGGGTCAGGCCCGCGTCGCCGCTGTGCTTCAGCCAGTCGTACCGGAGCGCCTCCATGAACCGGGCGTAGTCGAGCACCTGCATCGTCGTCGACTGCGACCTGTCGATGACGTCAGCCCCGATGTTCTCCTCGATCCACTGCGACAACTGGGCTCCCTCCGTCATGTCCATCACCACCGTATGAATCGGGTTCCGCTCATGGACAGCGAGTAGCGCAGCCTCGACGAGATGCGCGTCGAGCTGGTTCCCGTTCCCGGGCGGCTCGAGGATCGTCGCCGGCCCGAACAGCCGAAACTCCGGGTCGCGCGGCCAGAACGGCACCAGCGCGGTCGTGTCGACCTTCCACCCGAGGTCGAGCCCGAGCCAGACCGACTCGCCGGCAGGGATCGACTCCGACGTGCGCGCCGCTTCCCACTCGGCCTCCGTGATCGCCGCGTGAATCGACCGGGTCGGGAGGTTGCAAGTGAACCGGAGCCAGTGCGCGAGGCTCCACGTCGGCTTCGCCCGCTTCTTCCGGAGCTGCTCCACCGTCTTCCCCCGGAACGGGTTCGCCGCCGCGACGAGCTCGAGATCCTCCGGGTCGCCGGTCGCCGGGATCGCGTACTCGTGCAGCACGACCCCTTCACCAGCGGCACGGACGAAGCATCCATCGCGCTCGAAATCGGTCGCCAGCGTCCGGATCGTCTCGCGGAGCTCCTCGAACGCCCCGCCAGGCTCGCCGGCCGTCGACGCGACGATCAACTGGCCGTTCGACTTGTCGAGCTTCCCCGACCACGTCTCGTACAGATCCATCGACGCGAGCCGATGCAGCTCCTCGATGATCGCCAACGTCGGGTCGACACCGTCCCCGGACGCCGCATCCGACGCGAAAATCTTCGACGCGCCCCTCGACTCCTGATGCACGATCTGCCGGTACCCCGGATGCAGCCGAAACTCCGACCCCTCGAGCCCGTTCCTCTGCACCAGCCCCGCCGAGATCCGATACGTCAGATCAACCGCCTGATCCCTCGCCGACGCCGCGATCGGCACCCACGCCTCCGGCACGAACTCGAGCGTGTAGAGCATCAGCAACGAGAAGAACGTCGTCTTCCCGTTCCCCTCCGGCACGACCAGCCACAGCTCCGAGTAGACCGGCAGGCCCGCCTCGTCCCTCGCGAACACGTCCTCGAGGAACAACGCCTGGTAGTCGTCGAGGTCGAACTGCGTCCCGTCCTTCAGCCGGAACTTCGACGACCATGACCGGAAATGCGCCACCGTGAACGGCTGCCCGGGCACCTGGCGCCGCTTCGGCTTCCTTTTCGGCTCCGCAGCCCGCGGCGAGCACCCGAGACAGAACTTCCGCGGCCGGCCCGTCCCCGGCTGCTCGAACCGCTTCCGGCACCGCTCACACGTCGACCGGGCGACCTCGACAACGCTCATGTGTCGTTTTCTGACACTCGCGAAAAGT